TCAGCTAGAAAAGCACAGATGCTCGCCAAGAAATACAAAGCCAAGGGTGGCGGCTACAAGTCATGAAGAAGCCCCAACAGAGTTTAAAGAATTGGACCAAGCAGAAGTGGCGTACCAAAAGTGGCAAGCCTTCAACGCAGGGTCCAAAGGCAACTGGCGAGCGTTACCTCCCAGAGAAAGCAATCAAGAGTCTTTCAAACAGCGAGTATGCCGCTACTACCAAAGCCAAGCGGAAAGCAACGAAAGCAGGAAAGCAAGTTGCCAAGCAACCCAAGAAGATTGCAAAGAAAACTGCGAGATATAGATAATGGCGACTACTAAAGATGTTGAACGCTTACCTTCTGGCCGTATCAAATACCGTGGCGAAACATTCGCAGGGTACAACAAGCCAAAGAGAACATCTGGAGGCTCTAAGAAGTTTGCTGTTCTTGCAAAGAAAGGAGACCAGATCAAGCTTGTTAGGTTTGGTGACCCGGACATGGAAATTAAGAAAGATAGTCCAGAGCGTCGTAAGAGCTTTCGTGCAAGGCACAACTGTGACACGGCCAAAGATAAATTTTCTGCTCGCTATTGGAGTTGTAAAAAATGGTAGCTACATACCTAAAAAAAGATAAAGAGTATACCGAGAAGCAACTCGCATTTTTGGAGGCTCTAGGCACGACTGCACAGGGCAACCTTCGACATGCTATGCGTGAAGCGGGCTATGCCGAGAACACTCATCAGAAAGAAGTTGTTGGCCCATTGCAAGACGAAATGGTTGAACTAGCTAACACTATCTTAGCCACCCATTCTGCTCAAGCGGCGTTTGGCTTGGTAGGTGTACTCGACGAGCCTACTGCAATGGGAGCTAGAAATGCTATTGCGGCGGCCACTCAAGTTCTTGACCGTGTAGGCGTAGTCAAGAAAGAAAAAGTTGAGGTGACAACAGACACTGGTGGTTTGTTCATTCTACCTCCTAAGAAGAACGATGAGTCATCTAACTGACGACGAAGAGCTACGGATTACCGAAGCCCTATTCCCTGATACATACGAAGTCCAAGGATCTGGTAGGCCACCTTTTAAGGTAGTCTACGATAAAGATCCTTCTTCTGTTAAAGGGCATACGGTCTACCATTTAAACAAAGATTTATTACCGTACATACTGACAGCTATAGGTGCGATGAAAGAAGGCGCATCGTTTAGACAAGTCGGAGAGTATGTAACAGAAAAGTGTGGGTTTGCTTTTTCGTATGAATCCTGTCGTAGGCTATTTAATCTAGTTTGCGAACATTACCCAGACTGGAAAGACCATAGGGCACAAGCCCACGGTGCCAGTAAAAATAACATTCAATCTAAAACGTATAAAGATAAAAATAAGCGCGAAGAGGCCCAGAAACGGTCTCAACTAAAGCGTAAAATGACTAACCTCAAAAAAGAATACGATCAACTAATCGAGAAGAAAGAAGAAAAAGAAAAGTTAGCGGATCTAGACAATAATGTTGAGGTTATTGGAGGGGCCATCAACCGAGGTAGAAAGGATGAGGCCCCTGTTATTTTTAAACCTAATGAAGGCCCTCAGACAGACTTTCTGTCGGCCACTGAAAGAGAAGTACTTTACGGCGGTGCCGCAGGTGGTGGTAAGTCATACGCCCTGATTGCAGACCCAGTACGGTACTTCGGCAATAAAAATTTCAACGGTATCTTGCTACGTCGTACAAACGACGAATTGCGAGAAATCATTTGGAAGACACAAGAGTTATATCCTCAAGTCTATAAAGGGGCCAAGTGGTCTGAGCGGAAGTCTCAATGGAACTTCCCATCAGGCGCAAGGCTCTGGCTAACTTACTTAGATAGAGATGAGGATGTACTTCGATACCAAGGACAAGCATTTAACTGGATTGGCTTTGACGAGCTTACGCAGAATCCCACGCCTTTTACTTGGGACTATATGCGTTCTCGTCTGCGTTCTACAGACCCAAGCCTTCCCCTCTGCATGCGAGCTACCACGAACCCGGGAGGCCCGGGTCATGGATGGGTCAAGAAGATGTTTATCGACCCTTCTCCTGCCAATACAAAGTTCTGTGCCACAGAGCTTGAGTCAGGAGAACCTTTAGTTTACCCAGAGACCCATGCTAAGGCAGGCGAGCCGCTATTCTTTAGACGCTTTATCCCTGCCACGCTAAAAGACAATCCTTATCTGTATGATGAGGGGGCTTATGAGGCCAACCTTCTTTCTTTGCCAGAGCAACAGCGCAGGCAGTTATTAGAAGGCGACTGGATGATTGCTGATGGAGCGGCATTCTCAGAGTTTAGTATCCGCACACATGTTGTCGAGCCTTTTGATATTCCGAACACATGGCGCAAGTTTAGAAGTTGCGACTTTGGATACAGCACTTATTCTGCAGTTCTATGGTTTGCTATTGACCCTGCTTACGAGACATTGATTGTTTATCGAGAGCTTTACGTCAGTAAGAAAACCGCTCGTGAATTAGCTCGATTGGTTTTAGATGCCGAGGCAGGCGATAAAATCAGCTATGGAGTACTGGACAGTTCGACATGGCACAAGCGCGGCCATACAGGACCGTCGATTGCAGAAGAGATGATAGCTGAAGGCTGTCGATGGAGGCCATCTGACAGGACATCAGGCTCTCGTATCGCAGGCAAGAACCGGTTGCACGAACTTCTGAAGTTTGATGAAGAGATAGAACAAGCAGGAATAGTTTTCTTTGATACTTGTAGGCAAACCATCTCAGACCTGCAAGTAATCCCGTCTGATAAGAAAGGCACAGACGATATCGACCCTCGATTTGCCAGTGATCACACGTATGACGCTTTGCGTTATGGAATCATGTCTAGACCTAGATCGAAAAGTTTATTTGATTTTGGTGAAGATATGAGTAAAACAGACTGGCAACCATTTGATAAAGTATTTGGGTATTAATAGGTGTATAAATGGCAATTGTAGATAAACCAGAATTTGACAATGACGAATCCGTTGTCCTTGAAGATGCAAAAGACGAACAGGATGATTTTGAATATTCTGGGTTTATAGGCATTATCAGAGATAAATTTACTCGCTCTAAAGACAAGCGACTAACCGATGAAGAGCGTTGGTTACGCGCATATAAAAACTATAGGGGCGTTTACGATGACACGACACAGTTTACCGAAACTGAGCGTTCTCAGATTTTCATTAAAATCACTAAAACAAAAGTTCTCGCCGCCTACAGCCAAATTACCGATGTTCTGTTTGCAGGTAACAAGTTTCCAGTCGGAGTTGAACCAACAAAAATTCCGGAGGGTATTCAAGAAACTGTCCACATTGATGCGGCCATCCCAGACCCACTAAAAGAAATCTACGAAGAATTCAACGTGGGCTATGACGGAGATGGGCGAGAAGTCCCCGAAGGTGCAACCACTGCGTCTCAGTTAGGGCCAATTAAGGAATTAGAATTAGTTGAAGACGAAGTCAAACCCGGCCCGGGTAGTACTCCTACGGCGGCGGTATATGAACCTGCTAAAGAAGCGGCTCGATTCATGGAAAAAAAGATACATGATCAGCTAGAAGAATCTGATGGCAGTAAGCACTTACGTTTTGCGGCGTTTGAAATGGCCTTGTTTGGTACAGGGATTATTAAAGGACCATTCGCGCACGATGTTGAGTATCCAAATTGGGACGACGAAGGGAATTACGAACCAATCATGAGAACTATGCCTCGTATGGAAGCCGTCTCAATTTGGAACTTTTATCCTGACTCAGATGCTCATAATATGGCTGACTCTGAGTATGTTATCTATCGCCATAGAATGTCTAAGACTGATCTTAGAGAACTAAAAAATCGTCCTTTCTTCCGTGACTCCGCTATTGAACGAGCTACAGAGCAAGGTCCTAACTACCGTAACGAATACTGGGAAGATATTATTGATGATACAGACTATCGCAGTAATATTAATCGTTGGGAAGTTCTAGAGTACTGGGGAGTTATTGACAAGGACATTGCAGAAGAAGCAGGTGTTACCCTCACTAAAGAGCTAAAGAAGTTTGATCAAATTCAGATCAACGCTTGGGTCTGCGGCGACAACATCCTTCGCTTAGTACTTAACCCATTCAAGCCTACACGCATTCCATTCCATGCGGTGCCATACGAATTAAATCCATACTCCTTCTTTGGGGTAGGTGTTGGCGAGAACATGGAAGACACACAAATGTTGATGAATGGTTTCATGCGGATGGCGGTAGACAACGCTATGCTATCCGGAAACCTAATTTTTGAAGTCGATGAAACCCAATTAGTACCGGGGCAGGATATGTCTGTCTATCCGGGCAAAGTGTTTCGTCGGCAAGGTGGCGCACCCGGTCAAGCATTATTCTCTACAAAATACCAGAATGTTTCTAGTGAGAATATGATGTTATTCGACAAAGCGCGTCAGCTTGCTGATGAATCTACTGGTATCCCGTCGTTCTCTCACGGACAGACAGGAGTTACTGGAGTGGGCCGAACGGCATCTGGCATTTCTATGCTGATGGGAGCGGCGGCTCAGAACATCAAGACAGTGGTTAAAAATATTGACGACTATCTACTTGCTCCTTTAGGCAAGGCTATGTTTGCTTTTAACATGCAGTTCGACTACGACCCAAGGGCCAAAGGCGACCTAGCTGTCCTTGCTAAAGGTACAGAGTCGTTGATGAGAAACGAAGTTCGTTCTCAGAAGTTAATGCAGGTAATGCAAATGGGAGCAAATCCTGCACTGGCTCCAATGATTAAGTTTGACTACATTCTGCGGGAGATTGCGGCCTCTTTAGATTTGGACGAAGACAAGATTGTCAACGACCCGAGAGAAGCCGCCATTCAGGCTATCTTGATGCAACAGGTGCAAGGCGAAATGCAAGCCGAAGGCGCACCTCAGCAAGGACAAGAAGGTACGCCTACCCCTGCCAATCCTTCAGGGACAGGCGCAGGAAATATTGCTCCGGGTAACGCTCCTGAGCCGGGTGCCCCCGGTTTCTCAGCTAATACTGGCGCACCTCCAGAGGAACCAGTTCAATAATGACTCCTAATGTCGCTAAGAAATTATTACCTTTAGTCAACGTCAATAAACATTTAGATGCCGTGCAAGGATACGCATTAGAACGTGTAGATTTTTTGCACAGACAATTAGAAATCGCAACTTCTTTTGAGGAAGTACGAGAGCTACAGGGAAGCCTAAAAGAAGCTCGTCGATTACTGACCATTAGAGAAGAAGCCCAACAGGAAGCACGGGAGAAGTAAGTGGCTGTTAAGTCTTTAGGAAAAGCTGTCAAAGCGACTGCAGAAAAAGTAAAAGGTAAACTTGCTCCTACTGCAGTAGCGATGGGTTTAATGGCTCCATCCGAAGAATCCGAAGCCGCCTACATCCCTCTCAAAGCATTTGCCGAAGGCTCAGAAGCCGCACAGGCGTTATTCAAGAAAGCCCAGAAGCGTATTGATGAAGGTGCAGATACTCGTCCTAATGGTGAACTGTACCAAGAGATGGGTGTCTATAAGTCTGAAGATGGTGATTATAAAGTAGACGTTGCCGAACTTAGAGCAAGAAATCAACAACAGATGAGTGCTATTGGCACTTTTGCCGAAGATTTAGATTTCTATCTAAAATCTGGTGTGGCACGTTCAAAAAAGTTTGAGTTTCCTATCACACGCTACTTGACTGAAGACTCTCCTATATTTGAGTATTTCCCTGATCTAAAAGACGCTAAAGTAACAGTTGCCCCTAGAAGTACTGATTCAGACAATGCCTATAGCTCATTGGGTTTTTACCGTCGTCGGGACGTAGACGGCAAGCCTAAAATTGTTGTCACTATCCCAAAACAGTTAAATCTTGATCCTGAAGGCGGCTTGGACCGGCGGCAAGGTGATGGAAGTTGGCTACCCGAAGATAAACTATATTGGGATGAAGTTTTTGGGGCGTTTGCCACTTTAATACATGAATTTCAGCACCACATTCAGACCGTAAAAAAATCCGCTAACACTGGCTATAATCGTAGAAGTGTTGATAGGGCAGACTTACAGGGTTTGCGACAAGAATACGACTACGCAGTAGAAAGACTTTCGAAGCTAGAAAAAGGAGACCCGGGATACGAAACTCATCGTCGCATGGCTCAAAATATGGAGGACATGGCGTACGATACGTATGGTCCGGAGATGAAAGAAGAGTTTAGAAAAGCATCTCCTGAAAAGCGCACTGAAATGACCCTTCAGGTTTTAAACGATTTTAAAACCGGTCTTTTAAGCAAAGACAGTATTCTACCTCACGGGATATACATCCGAGAGTTAGGCGAAGCTGAAGCACGGTCCAGTGGTTTAAAAGCTCTTATCCCAGAAGGTTCTGAAAGAAAAGCCATTGGTGTTTTTTATCCTAAAAATTATACAAATCCATTAGGCTATGTTTCGAGGCCATCTGACATAGATGTCAACGACAGATTGACAAATGAAATGGTTCTTACAAGAGTCACTCCTGCTCCTGAATCTCCTGTTCGCCACGGCCAGTTAAAGCCTGTTTCTGAATTCGATTTTGAGGACTACCCTGAGCCTAAAGTTGTTCAGGACTACATAAATAAAGGTAGTGATGGCAAAGGAGCCGCCGCAGTTGTTGGTACTGGTGTTGCCGCAGGACTTGCTTCTCCGCCTTCAGAAGCTTTCGTTTCAGAAATAGGTGAAAAAACTGGATTATTTGAAGATGCTACGCCAACTCCTTCTCTTTTTGATGTTGAAGGAGTGGTGGATAACTTAGGTATCTCAAATACGTTTTTACTTGACTTATTAGTACCCCGGACTAAACCGTATGACTTGATATCTAATACTCCCGTTGTTGGCGAAGCTATGATGGCAACAGATGCTATTGATTCAAGTTTTGGTGATTACTTACGGGGCGAGGGGACTGAAGCAGGCCAACGTATCCGCAAAAATGCAGATGAAGATGATTTAGTTACAGACATGCGTCAAGGCGGTGGCCTAGAGACTCAAGCAGGAAAAGAAATGGAAGACAAAAACCCTAACAAGCCTATTCCAGAAAAAGCCGACATTAATAAAGATGGAGAAATTCAAGGATGGGAGAAGGCTCGTCACGAGGCAATCATGAAGACAGAAAAAAAGAAGACAGCGATGTACGAGGGAGGGATGATGGCAGATCCGTTTGCTCCCCTCCAAGTTGTCATAGGCATCGACGAAGAGTCAGGCAACGAAGTTCCCGCAGGTTCTAAGGCTGTCGAAGTACGCGATGACATTCCTGCTATGTTGTCAGAAGGCGAGTACGTTGTTCCTGCGGATGTTGTCCGCTATCACGGCTTGAAGACTTTTGAAGAAATGCGTAGTGAAGCTAAGTGTGCTTTAGGTTTAATGGCACAACATGATCGTATCTCAATGGTGGATGATGAAACAAAAGAGCCTATTGAGTATGACATCGAAGAAAAAGATGCGCCAGAAGTTGAGGAAGCAGAAGTTAAAGTTATTGAGGCGGCGGAAGGAACAGATGTACAAGCGTCTCCAGTAGCTTCCACGTTCTATCAACTTAGATATATTACTGACCCTGTTACTGGCGAAACTCGCATGACTTACGTTGATCCTACTACAGGATTAGAAGTTACTCCCGAAACTTTTGATGTCTCTAAAGCGGATAGGTACAGCATTGAAAACATTTTAGGAAGAGAAACTTCTACTGAAGAAGTAGAAGAAGAAGACGAAGCAGAAGACGAACCCAAAGAAGCAGAAAGCACTTTAGGCACACAAGAAGTTTTCCCTCTTAAATCGGATGAGCAAGGTGACGGCCCTTCAGGTCAACGAATGACTCGTGACCTTGGTAATAACTACGGCTACACAATGGAAGGTTTAGGGCAGAAGGTAGGGTTTTACGCAGGACCGTTTGGTGCCGCTATGAAATTTGCCGATAACGTCAACAACGCCGGTGCCATATCTGCCGCCCGCAAAGATTTAGGTCTTGAGCCTTTAGGATTCCTTGAGGAACTTGGGGCAGGTTTTACAGGCGAGTATAACGACGGGTATGTTGGGATACAGAATTTTGATGGGGACGAGTACCACATAAGTTTGTCGGGCAACGAAAAAGAAATTGACGGGAAAACTGTTCCAACAACTACTCCTAGAGACATGCAAGTAATTACAGGTGATCGATTAGTTGATGCAGGTATGGTAGATGCAGGAACTGGTGGAATGGGCCCTTCTTACTCAGGCCCTAGAGCAGGTGATTCGCAAGACGAGCCAGATAGTGAACCTAGTACCCCTTCTTCGTCTGGAGTAGGTCTTGGAGGATTTGGGGATAGTTACGATCCTAATTACGGAGAAGAATCTTTCGGCTACGATCCTGTAGGAGACAGCATTAGCGATTTCGACTATTCGGTAAGCGAAAATGACTTTGCTGAAATGGCTGAAAAAGAAGCCCGGGATGAAGACCGAGAAGAGACCTTCAGTATGTTTAATAAAGGCGGAACTGTTTCGCGCAAGAATAAGCCCCGTGTGGCAATGATGAAATATTAAAGGATATTAATAATGGCTGAACAAGACAC